CTCTGGAACCAAGTGGGCTATGGTAGATATGATTGCTGGTGGAGGTGGTGGAGGTAATGGGAACTCCAGCGGTACTGGCGAAGTCGGTGGCGGTGGTGGAGGTGGTGCAGGGAATAGAGCAAGATTCCTTGTAGACGTATCTTCCATTGGTACTTCCACCATTACTATTGGTAGTGGGGGTGCTGGAGGCGCTAGTGCTGCTGCCAATGGTTCAAGCGGTGGAAATACTGTTTGGTCGGATGGGACTTCTACTGTCACTTGTTACGGTGGTGCTGGTGGGGACGGTATGGATACGCAAACCGACTTCTTTGTAACTCCCGGTAGCGCAGCTACTACACCGAATGCTTTTACAAAAGGTGGAAATTTTGTGGAAGAGCTTGTAAATACTGCTGGTGAAACTGGTGGTTCTGGCATGACTATCGTAGGAACTTCCAATGTTCTGAGTGTTGGAGGGATTGGAGGTTCCAGTTATTTTGGTGCTGGTGGTAGAATTAAGACCCGTTTTGTTGCTGGGATTAATGTTGGGGACAATGGTGGTATTGGCGCTGGTGGTAGCGGCGGAACATCGAAAGGTTCCCAAGCTGGTGGTGCTGACGGTGGTGATGGTGGTGATGGTTACATGGTCATCGAGGAATATACTAACTGATTGAAATTCGGGGGATAGAACTTTGGAAATACTATTTGCCTTCAAAGAATACTGGTCTGTCCTAACCGGAGTTGTAGCTATCGTTGTCTGGCTTGTAAGGATTGAGGCTGGTATGAAAAGAAATCGTCAGGACATTGAACGTATCAGTGAAGACCTAGAAAAAGAACGTCACCTTGCAATTGCTGCCAGAGCAACCACAGCTTCAAAGCTGGATTCAATTAGCGATGTCATGCAAGAGCTTCATGACGATACCCGAGTAATCCAGAAGGATATCAAATATCTGTTGGAGAGGAAATAAAATGTATCTGCTATGGCTTAAGGCTTTCTTCAATAAGTATGTGGTTGGTGGTCTAGCTATCCTTGCGAGTGCCTTGGGTATTTATTACTGGGGTTATAGTGATAGTAGCGATGATCGTGAGAAAAAAGACTTGGAAGATTACAAAGAAACCAAGGAGAGGATAGATGAAACTCCCACTAATACTGACTCTGATTCTGCCCTTGACCGCTTGCGGTCCAATGGTGATCTCCGGTGAGGCTATCTGTAGTCTAGAACCAGAGCTTCCAACGGTCTCGGTCAATGATACAGATCAAACTATTATCGAAGTGGATAACTTCAACAGTAAGTTCCGTGCTGGTTGTGGTATAATAAGCTCAAGAAAAAAGACCACCCGGTAAAAACCAAGTGGCCCCTTTCAATAGCCCCTACCTTTTGGTGGGGGTTTTTGTTTGCCTAAGAGTCTATTGAATCAGAGTCAATGCAGAATTGAATGAAATCCTCAAGCACTACCTCGGCTGGCTGGTCTCCCATCATGATAAAAATAGTTGACATGATAGATACGGCCTGTTCAACACTACCTCCAACGTTCATCAGGAAATCAAAAGCATCTTCCCAGTTACCTTCAGCCCTGTAAAACAACACAGGTACAATAATTACTTTGGCCTCCTCGACGCACTCATTCCTATCTTTTGCTATACTCGATCCACTCGTTGCCATCATGATCGTAATAGTGGATAGGATTAAAGCCCACCACCGGAGGCCAGTAGACTTTTTTCGGGTACGGAAGTTCAGCAGATACAGTTGCAGAAATTGCTTCATTTTTAGTATTCTCCATAGTTTGTATAAGTCTGTTTTGATACCATTGGGCCTTCTTGAGATCCTCCAGCCCATTCTTGTAACGCCACCTGTGAAGGTACTTGGCAATATTGCCCCTAAGATAACCGATGTACTCTTCTTCAGTCAGGAAGTCCTCAATATATTCGATTGCTTCAATATCCCCCTTTCCATAGTGTGAGGGGTTGTTAACGTTGTCGTGGTCACTTGTTACATTTCGTTTGGCCATTTCCGCTAGTGGGGAATACCCGCAATTCAGACAATTTCCATTGGGGGTGGTAGGTACATAACCACACTTAGGACACTTTGCCATTCTTGTGTTTCCTCTTCCTTGGTATAGTTTTGTTCTTAGGTTGCACAACCCTAAGACGATACTTGGGTTGCCTCAAGTCTTTTGCCATAGGGTTGCGCTTTTTCTTCATTCGCTGATATCCACTATCTCACACACATCGCCAGAACAAGCAAAGGTACTTGAGCCTTTGGTAGTGTCTTCTGTTTCATACTCGGACAACTTCGACCAGTCAATGTTCTTGGGTTGAAGGGAGAGCAGTTCCTCGTAGTCGTGTTTACCCACCTCTTGGTAGGGTGCCTGTTGATAGGTGTGTTCGTTGTAAGGTAGGAACGATACCCCAGACATTTCATCAAAGTGCTTATAAACAAAAGCACCAACCTCAAACCACTCGTCTGCCTTTACGTTGATAGTCACGGAAGGCTTGTGCTCACACCAGTGCCTCTGGTACATAAGCCACATTTCCAACTGGTCAAGGGCTGACATATTTTTTGTGACCACAGACATCTCAGGAGCCTTGATCGGGAAGGTGAAGACCGTGGTATCATTGGGCTTCATGACATCAGGCTCGTTGAAGATTCCTTGGTCTTTGAGAAACTGAGTTAGTGGATCTTTGTTGTCGCCTCGCACTGTCCTGAAATAGTATTCGCTATGACGAGGGTGGATACCGGAAGAACTATCGACAAGCTGACTAACAGTGCCACTAGGTTTAACAGCAGTAATTGCCGCAGACTGAGGGATACCAAGCTTATCACTCCACTTCTTGTTAGTTTCGATAGCAACTTGTCTCAAGTTAGTTAGTAGATCTTCTAGACTCTCTTCGTTAAGACTTTGACCATTGGTGTACTGGTTATCCATGATACCTGTGAGAGACACACCCAACAGACGTTCTTCTTCAGTGTTACGTTGCCAAATCTTACGCAGGTAAGGGAACTTGGTGTAGGTTGATTGGATAGTGCCCAAGATAGTTGCAAGCTCAACTTTACGTTTCAGATCCTCTTCTTGGTCAGAAGCACGGATTACAACTTCGGTGAGGTTACAAAACTGGTAAGGACGAAGGATGATCTCTGAGCAAGGGTTGGTTCCCCAATCAAACTCGGGTTCACGACGACCATTCTTGCTAACCTGCTTAGTTGCTGACTGTCGGTTAAAGATGCCACGTTCACCAGAGCCACTCTCTACCAAAGCCAACCACTCTCGCATAAAGGATACAGCATCAGGCTTCTCAGTATAGGCTACAGAGTTATTAGCCAAGGCACGTTGACCATTCTGTTCCCACCAAGAACCACTCTTGGCATGACGCATACGATCATCCGAGAGGTTAGACAGAGAGATCATGGCGCTACGACGAACACCGCCAACTACAACAACCTCACCAATCTTGCACATCAGGTCATGAGCTTCAATTGACGAGAGTTTACGCCCCTTTGCATTGAGGAACGTATTCACAGCAAAGTTGAACAGATCAACCAATGGTGCAGGACCAGAAGCCCTACCGCCAAAAGTCTTCAGTCTAGCACCAGCAGGACGAATCCTGGAAACATCCCACTTAGGAATCTCACCACTGTATAGCAGTGCAATAACCTGACGAAGAGCCTTAGCCCAACCCTCCTTGCTATCCTTTACGACAACCGTAGTCTCGGACTTGAACATGGCTTCTGGTATCTCAGGAAGCTTGTTGATGTATTGACGCTCCACAGAGAACCCTACACCAGTGCCACACAGGAGAATGAACATAGCCTCATCAAAGGCTTTGGGATCATCTACAGGCAAGTAGGAGCAGTTGTAAGCACAGGTGTTATCCCTCTGTAGAGCAGGGCCAGCAGTCATCATAGCCCTCATAGAAGGCATAACCTCAAGAGACAGAATAGCCTCCTCCAGTTTTGTGACCACTTTCTTGTCGGTAATAACGGGTTTAACAACGTTGTTGATATAACGCTGTACAGTCTCGGGCCAAGTCTCCCTGCGACCCTCGTCCTCAAGCCAACGGGCATATCGAGAGAGTGCTATGAACTGCATGTAATCTGTCATACCATAGTTATTTTTATGCATAGGCTTCTCCGATGTTCTTTGTTTGATTGCTCATTTATATTCTTCCCTTTTGCAGAACAAGACCGCTTCAGCAATACGGTTTGCCAATACTTGCTGGACAGCGCCACACTCCTTGCAAGTCACTTCATACAGATCTTTGTCGTTATAGACCTTAGATTTAACCTCTTCATAAGTCATAGTGTGGGCATTGAACTTACACACCATCCCCGTATTCCTCCCATTGTTTGTTTAGGGCTTTGCAGATAGCAATAGCAACGTAGGGGTCGTAGTGCTCACTGTGTAGAAGATCAAAAGAACCTGCATATTCAGATTCATAGATCTCGGTGTAGCCAGTGCGGGGATTGTATTCGGTGTAGAACTTATCGGTCATCACCACTTCCTTTAAGGGTGTTATTGAGTTTACGGTTTTCAAGTTTGAGGATGTTTTGGATAACAGTCTCCGCAGGATCTAGATCAAAGTAGTTGTGCAGAGCAATCCAGTAGAACAGGACATCTCCAAGCTCTTTTTGTAACTCTTCTTCCTTGATGAAATTATCCCTGAGATATTTCTTGATCTTTTCCGCAATCTCCCCTGCCTCACCAACAAGACCGAGGGTATTCTCCAGCATACGAGTTTCCCCTCGGGTCAACATCATACTCTCTACCCAGTCTTGGTAATCATACAAAACGGTTAGATCCTCCTGCAACTCTTGCAGATCGGGGTGTAGTTTAGTATGTAATTTCACTTCCGTTCTTCCTATCTTCGATGAAAATGTGATAGTCTGAGTTCGTCATATACATTTTGATAACCGTATAAAGTGCAGATATTTTGTGAGCTTGGTTATCTCTAGTTTCATGTGGATCGTTATCGACTTTTTCTAGATCCTCCAACAGCGAGAACAGACTAAGCAGAACAAGATTGTCTGCAAAATCGTCAGGGACTTCAATAGGTACTTTCATCTTCATACATCTCCAAGTCTAGATATCCAAGGTCAACTAACAGGTCTACGATTTCTACTAACGAAACTCGATTGTCTTCTAGTATTCTCTCAAGTCCGTACCTCTCTAGAATGTTCTCAATCTCTTCTAACTTCACTCGGACCTCCCATAGAACTGTGTAGGCCCAAAAAAGCAGGTGTCAAACTCATACCAGCATACGTTGTCTTTACCAGTAACCTTGGTTCCAGGAATCCAAGTCAACCTTCCTACACTGATAATACTCTTGCAGTACTTTACGTACGGGGCTGACTGTTTTGTGTGTATCCAATCTGCATCAAACAACAGCCAAGTGGGTTTCTTGAGAGATAGGAAGTGTTCAATCATAGGGTGTAACAGGTTCCTAGACCAAGGTGGGTTTGTTACAATAAGATCACAGTCCTTCACATCATCTCTCGAAAGGTTGAGAGCATCAGCTTTCTTGATGCCGGGAAGTGGTGAGTCAATATCAGCCCGGTACTTGCAAATAGCTGCCTCCATTAGAAGGTCTTCCAAGTCTCCCTGACCATAGCAGGGCTCCGCGTAAGTCTTTCCCCGGATCTTCTCGACGAACTTAGGTACGATAGCCCGAGGATCAATGGTGTAGTACTGGTCTTTCTCGATGCCAGTGAAATTGCTACGCTTTCCCACGAGCATAACCCCTCTTGTTCTTCAGGGCCTTTGGCTTTCTGCCCAACCTGTAGGGCCACAAAGGACACTGGTACGAGACACATTTTCGGACTTCGGCTGCTGAGTAAGCACAGTCTAGGCACTTGTTACGGATCACGCTGTAGATACTGTCAACACGGGGAAAATCGTCCTTTTCCAAACTATCTGGGTGAACCCCTACCTCAGAACCATCTGGAAATGTTACTACATACTTATCTCGTTCCATATTCTTTCCTCAGTCGGTCTAGAGAAACAAACTCTGGTTCGTACATACCTTGGGAGATCTCACGTTTGATGATAACCCCCTTCCACCATTCACCATTAGCCTGACCAGCCCAACCTTCGTCACCACCTTTATAACAACCAGCCACCAGACCAATGATACCTACGGGGTGTGCTTGATCCTTGAAGTAGATGCTCCGCTTGTGAGAGTGTCCACAGGTCGAGGAGTGGTTCCTATGTTGGATCACTGAGTAGGCATGGTGAGTGCCCGAAATAGCAGTGCCATAAGCACCAGAAGAAAAATAGTGAGAGTAGGATACCCCGTCATAGTCTGCAATAGCCGGGCCTGAATTTTCATACTCATGGTATTCATCAAACCAATGGTCCGTTTGAAGGTGTCCAAAAGAGATCCCATAGTTACTCCCCTCCAGTCTAGGATCATTGTTAATGGCCTTCTTGATACGGTTCTCGTGGTTTCCTTCTATTCCGATCCAAAAGGGCCTTTTCTTTTTGTTACGTTTGAGTTTAGATCTGATACGCTCTTGAGCATCGTTGTAAACGTTGATATCAGCTTCGTAGGATTGAGAGACAATAGCCTGTGGATACCGAGTATCATAAGAATTAAGGCTTCGCATGTCAGCACCGTCACCGAGGTCAACCACATAGTCTGGGCGAATGTCATAGATCAACTCCCCTAGCCAATCAAACCTCTCATTACTGTGCTCAGGTTCTGCATGGCAGCATGTATATACAATTGCTGTTTTACTCAACTTCACCCTCCAATTCTAAGGGATAAACACTACTCTTGAAGTGCTTAACAATTTCATAAGCATCATCCAAGGTCTCGTACCACAGGTAAGCTTCATGTATTTCTCCATCCTCTTCAATAAGTCCGATCAAGAACCATTCAAAGCCTTCCGGGCATTCAATGTCACCCGGCACTTCGTTTACTTGATACGGACCATCTGTTACATTCCAGATCTTCGAGGATGGCTTCGTACTGGTCTTCGAGTCTCTCTTCATAATACTTTTGAACTTCGAGAATAGTTGCCCAAATACGTTCTGCATTTTCCAGGTTATCCAATTCGTCTGTGGTGTAAGGTTCAGTAGTGTAAGCTCTCCACGGGGGATTTCTTAGGCTAATCATTTTCTGCTTTTGACCTTCCTTGGTTGGTAGTGTTTAAAGAAGTACTCTGCGTCTACTATCACTACAGGATTTCTGTGGTTGGCTTTAGCAACTAAGATTGGTTCAGATCCTTTTGGAGCGTTGATAACGGCTTGATCCAAGTCTTTGTAAAAAGCATAAGATGCTCTGGATTTACATTCGATAGACAAGGGAACCAAACTTCGTGCTGCTGGGCTAAGTTGGATGTCTTCTCCCCCTTGACCCATACCCGTACTCCTCACATCGTCTTGTTCTAATGAGGGATGGTGGTGAAGGATCAGGTCTCGAACCCATTGTTGTAACTTCCTACCTTTTGCTTTAGCACTCTGTGGTTTCAAATGGGCACCTCCACAACAGTGTCTCGGGGTTCTTTAACCACTTTGGTAAGATACCGAGGTCCATGAGAATAGATAAACTTCCTAACCCCTGGGTAACATTCCTTCTTGAAGTCACAGTAAGAGCAGTTAGTGCCAAGTTTCATGTTACCACTCTTACCATCTGGGACAGGTTTGAAGGCCCTAGCCGGAGGTTCCTTCCGCTTTACGAGGGACTTCTTACGTTTGATCTCCTCTTCCTTGTTCTTGAGATCTTCGGTGAAGTCGTAAATATCTACCTCAATATGACCAAACTGTTTGTCAAATGCCAAGAAACCTGCTCGATCTTTATAGATCAGATCATCTTCATTGCGAGACCCGTAGAGATAACTTGAGAGTTGGGAGAGGTATCCAAAAGGATCGTCTCTGCGTAGCCCGTTTCCTTTAAACTTGTCCATAGCTCTGCTACT